GTCTGCTGAGTTTTCCTGGTTTTTTCCTCTTCTGTCAACTGCCAGGGTGTATCTCGCTACTGCCATAGCCTGCTCTCCCTGGGAATATCTAACCTCCGGATCACGTGTAAGGCGACCCATTAGAATTACCTTGTTCATCTACTTTGTCTCCTTCTTCCTGGAATAACTCGCGCATTTTGATATTCCTCCGTATGCCTCCGTATCGTACTCGAATGAATCGAGCGGCATATCCGGGTCGCAGCAAAGGCAACTGGTTTCACACTTCTTAAACGATGTATGTCTATGTTCGCACGTAGCGCATAAACAGCCGTATTCTTTGCAGAGCTTTTCACCCATATTAAACGCACTCATTCTTCGCTCCCTTCTGTAAACGAGAGTTCGATTGCTTCCGCTTCCACATTCTTGCTGCCAGTACCGATTGCTCTGATAATTTCCACGTAATCATCATTTGATAATTCAACCGGGCAACCATCCAAAATAGCTATCAACTCGCCAAGAACCTCTGTGTCTTTCTCGCTTACCGTTATTCTATATGTCGTTTCTGCTTCCATCCTGCTTACCTCCTGTCTCCTGGATTTTCAGCACATAATACATTTTTCCTGGCTCAGCTCCCCATTCCGGCTTACCTTCGCCAAATTGCAAAGTGCATTTGCAAACAATTTCCGGAGAGTCCTTCGAGTATCCATTTCTGAATACTACTGGTACCGGCCACGGCTTCCGGATTTCTTCCGGCGCTGCCTCTCCATATACCATCTGTCCGCCTGCCAGCAGGAACCCGAACGCATTCATAAATCTGCTGTCGTAATATGGCTTGATTTCTCTGTACTCCTCTTTCTTTTCTCCGGAGACGATCATATCAAACCACTTCTTTTTGATCGGTAATATCAGCATTCATCGCCCTCCTTTTCACCTTTGATTATCTCAAAGCTATCCATCGGTACAAGCCTTGTTTTATTGCATCCATAGGCTACTACAGCAACTTTCATTTGCTCTTTCACATCTCTTCCTATGTAGTCCCTTTCAGAGCCATCATACCCATAGTTTGTGTCGCAAAACAATTCTGCTTTTACTGTAATCATTTTCATGCCTATAACAATTCCAACAAACTCCTTTATCGACGGTTCGTAATATGTTTTCATAAAACCTCCGCCACCCCAGTCCTCTGACGGAACTTCCCTAAATCTGTCTTTTTCTTTTTCTTCCGAATAATCTGTGTAGAAATATGCAGGCATTCCGCTTTCCGTTTTATCCCCCGTCAGAAGTGTTATGCACTTTCCATCATTCACTTTTCTCATGTATTTGCTACACTTCACGGTCCGAAACATGTATTTATTGCATCTTCTTAGCTTCAATCCTGTCACCACCTATCATTTGACTATCGGGCATATTTCAGCAGTCACCTTATTTTTATACGCCGTCGTCACTCCGCAATACTTTCCAGTCGGTTTTAACAACATGCAGATTTTCTCGTCAGTATCATGTACCGCCACGCAATATCCGCAAGTCCTGCACGAATATGGT